GCAAAACCTTGCAAGTATAAACCACCTGCAAAAACTAGGTTTTCGTTTATATATAGTTCTGCTCTTACGTTAGCAAAAGGGTTGTAGTTACTATCTACTTGTAGGTCGTAAATATGGTTAAAGAATTTGTTATTAACCTTTGTATATGGTAAGTCGAAGTCTTTACTATATCCGCCGTTCTTACTACCTATATCGCGCAAGTCGTCTACGTTAAGCGTTAGCGGTATTGTTTCGCCGCCGTATACGTCTAAATCTGTAGGCGTGTTATTGCTATCGTATGCTACTAGTCTTACCATTAGTTACGCTGTATTCTTTTGTTATGTGCTTTATGTAAGCCTATTGTGTACTGTATTATTTTATCGTTAGCGCTGGTTTGCTTTGTGTATTCGCTTTCTGTAATTACTACAGGCTCAAAATCGCCGTTAGCATTCTGCATAAATACGCTAGGGCTTGTAAACAGTTCTTCTAAAGCTGCTGCTTCTGCCTCACTTATAAAGTCGGTATTAGCTTCTATAGTTTCGTTAGCTGTTACGCCGTAGTTATTAGTGCCGCCTTGATATACGCCATAGCTGTAAGTAGCGCTTTGATATTCGCCGTATACTTTCTTAAACGTGTTTTTTTGCACTGCAGTAGTACGCGTGCTACGCTTGTTAAAGTTGTAGTAGTCGTATGCACCTAGTCTATTAAGATAAGCTAGCCTGATCGTTTCGTAACCTTTACAGTCGTCGTCTACAAGGTCAAAAGTATATAAAGCGCTAATAGCACTACTGCTATTTTCTGCTTGCACCGTATAGTATGTAGCTGCTGCTGGTATAGTAGCGCCTTTATTAGTTATGTTTTTAGCACCGCAGCCAAAGTATACTAGCCCTGCTTGTGATATTGTAGGGTTTGCTACTGTGTGTTGTAGTATGCTGCCAAACAAAGCACCGTTACTAGCTGTAGCGTCTATGTCGTAATCTATTGTGCTACCTTGTTGTACGTTAGCGTCGTTATAAAATTTTACTACGAATTTGTCAGGTAGGCTTTGCTGTGCGCCAGTTATACCCCATTTACCATTTAAAAACGCTACTGTGTGGTAGTCTGTGCTACGAACCTTTCTATTTATGCTACTATCAAAACCAGTAAGTAATTTGCTGCTTGTACTTGATAAAACAAAATCAAAACCGTTAAAAGTTTCGAAGCCGTCCTGTATTTGTGTAACTGCGTTAAATACACTTTTAGATAAACCAAAAGCTGTTATCGCTTGCTCTGTTACTGTGCCGTCTGCAGTCGTTGCGTATTCCTCTGTGCCTTCTACTCGAAATTGGTTTAAGTTGCTTTTGTTGCTTGCGTATGCGTCTATCTTATGTATAGCGTGCTGCGCTGTGTTTGCAGTAACTCCGTTAAGTGTGCTGCTACCTCCTGTAGTAGATATATAGCCGTCTATGTCTGTACTGCAAAAGTCTTGTAGTATATTTTCTATTTTAAATATACCGTTGCCTTGCTCGTTAGCTGTTGCTTTTAATGTAGCTACTAGCGCTTGGTTTACGTAAACCTTCAATATATATTTGTGGTAAAACTGCGTAATATCACCGTTTTGTAGTGTAAATACTATGTCGTCGTACGCAGCATTTATTTTAAGTGTGGGCTGTTGTATAAAACTTACTGCCATTTTATTATATTTTTCCTGTTACTGTTCTTAAAAATTTAGCGTAATCTTTTGCGTATGCTTTTACTATATCTGCAGGCAGCTTTTTATATCCAAAATTAAACGCCCTAGTAAAGAAGTTTGTAGGCTCTATACCGTATAGCTTTATACTTCTAGCTATTGCAAAGACTAAACTTTTACGCTTTATAAATCTGCCTTTATCGTCTCGCCCTGCCTTAATGCCTTTACGCACTACCCACTTATCAATGACTCCGCTAGGCGGTTGTTTTGTAGTATACTTGTAAGGCGTGTTATATCTTTTTTTTGTTCCGCTTACACCTTTGTCTACAAACTTTGCATATTCTGCAGCTTTAAATTGTAACTCTAAAGCACCGCTAGGATATACTTTTAAATTGTAGCCTATACTGTCTTCTAAATTGCCGCTAGCATTTTTGCCTTTACTACGCAAAATACTTTTAGCCATTTTAGTAGTCTTTTCGGCAAACGCTTTAAATACTTTTTGTGTATTTGCTGTTTTCACTATACGGTAGCTACTACTATCTCTACGTCTACTTCTGCAGCAGGAGTTACTAAAACTACGCTTTCTATAGTATGCGGTGTAGTAGTAATAGCGTTGCCGCTTGCGTTACCGTCTATGCTAGTATCAAATAAAGTAAAGCTATTGCCTGCACCTATTTCTATAGCTACTGTAGCGTCGCTAGCGTCTGTTAAATTTAACTGCACTGCGTTAGTGTCGTCTAAATTAGTTATACGCATATACTTAAAGTCGTCGCTATCAAAGTTAGCGTTACTAGGATCTGCAGCCAAACTTACTACAGTATGCGTAGTAGACGCTTTTAGCTGCACTACTCTACTGTGATAGTTAGCTACACTTGCTATACTTTTAATGGTTGTTTTGTCGTAAGTTACACCGTTTAGCGTTATGCTTTCTTGTATGTTAACTGTTAGTGTTGCTGCGGTTACTGTTGTCGCCATTTTCTATATTATATTATATTACTATTATCTATATATTACTATATTACTATATATATACTTCTTGTTTGTGTTACTTTGTTGTTACGATATTTTTGTATTGCGCTCATATTTAGCTAGCAAAAGGTACTAAACTAGTACACGCTGCCGCGTCAAATTGTACTACTATATTTACGTCTGCTGTCCAGCCTGTTACTTCGTTATCAAAACGCTCTGTAAAAGGCTCACAGGTTATATTTTCTTCTACTCTTATTTCGTGTCTAAAGTCTGTATAGTTGGTATCGTAGTCGCTGTTAAGTAGTACGCTTAAAACGTCGCCTATAACTTGCAGCATATCGCTTAATACTTCTTCTTCGTTGTTTTCGTCTTTGTTCACTAAATCCATAACTACTAACTGAAAGCTATGGTTTATTTGACCGCTAGAAAAAGTAGCTGTATTAGTAGACACGTGCATTAAAGGGTACGTTGTTTCTACTAGGTCTACTTCGAATATATCGCCTATAGTAGTAGTTTGTATAAATAAGTGCTTTTCGCCTATATCTCTAAATAAGTTATATAGCTGTTCTAGCGTTGCGTTTTTTACGTGGTTGCCTTTATATAGTATTCCCATTATTTACTTTCTAAATAGTTTAAGTCTTTTTGATATGCTATAAAATTAAAGCACTCGTCTACGCTTAATTCTAACACGCTATCAAATTTTAAAATATCGCCATTTGCTAACGTATATATTATAGAGTACCACCCATATTTCTCGCTAAATTGTTCTTCATCTGACGCGTAGCCTTTCGTCTTTCCCTCCTGTTCAGCTTTTCCGAAAATTGACGCGTAATGGTCAGATATTGTACGGCGATACTCAAAAAAAAAGCGGCTGCACCGTTAACTGTATCTACGCTTAATTCTTGCTTAAATAGCTTCGCCCTGTGTTTAGCTGTTTTAAAGTCGTATTCTTCTATCCTGTATTTATCGCCTTTACGCTTTGTAATAGGTCTATATAGTATAGACATAACTTCTGCCATAGTTTGCCAGCCGTCTGCTAGCTTGTTGTCCAGGTCTACAAATTCCTTTAGTTTTAATTCGTGTAGGTTAGGGTGAAAACCATACTCTACGCCGTCTATTTCAAAAACTAGGTTTAATTCTTCGCTAGCTTTAGTTTGCAGCATTTTACTTAATTCTTCTACTGCTTGGTCTATTACGTTCTTTTTTGCTTTTTCTAATAGTAACTTTGGCGCGCCTGTTAACGTAGATACTAACACTAACTGCTTTTTAGCTTCGTTGTCTTCTTCGTTATATTGCGCCATGTAGTCCATAAAGTTACCTAGTTTAACTTCGTTAAAAGCGCTAGGCACGTAGTAAGACTGTTCGTTAATAACTATTTGCATACTATAAAATATAAAAATTAAAATTTGAGTATATTGCAGCACTTTATTAAGGCTTCCTGCCTTATATTTATTTCATTGTTTTGTTTAAAGGGCGGTTTAATTACTGCCCTTTTTTTTAATGTACGTAATACTTACCCTGCGGTTTTAGTTCGTAATACATACGCATTGCTAACGCGTCGCTAAAGTCAGGCGATCTACCTATAGCTACCTTAACTTGCTCTTTACTTATTAGCTGTAGCTTCGTATCCTTGTCGAAATTCTTACGCCTTACTTGCTCTAGTTCTTGTATGATAAAGTTTTTGTACGCTGTGTTATTAGTTCGTATATATAGCCTAGACTTATTTATAGCGTCTGCAAGCGTGTAATAGCATTGCGTCTTAAGGTTTATATAGTTTTCGGCTTTAAGTGCTTTAGAATTGTTTACAAACGCCTTACAGCGTAGTATGTCTGTAACGCCACCACCTACACCGTCGTCGTCTACTATTATGTTTTGTAGCGGCACGCCGTAAGTCTGTTGCATATCGCGTATAGCGTCGGCTGCTTCTATTATACTATTCTTGTCTATTACTGTAAATTGTTCGGCTCGTAAACCGTTCCAGTACACTATACAGGTTTTGTCTTTACCGTAGCGCGCTATATCTGCGCTTATATACTTGTCGCCTGCAGGCACGTTGTCTATTTCGAAAGCGCCTAGTATAGCGTTATAGTTTATTAGCTTGTCGTCGCTGTCGTCGTATTCCCAATTACCAAATAGTAAACGCTGCTTGCTTATTTCGTCTAGCTTTAGTAGCTGTTCTTTGTAGTGTTTAGATATATGCTTATTGTCGTCTACTAGTGCTTGTATAAACTTCCTATGCTTTGGTAGTCTGTTTTCTTTATGTAACTTGTAGAAGTCGCTATACACCCAGTTTTTAGCAGGGTTACAGGTCATAAGTAGTTTAGGCATTAAGTCGTATTCGTCTAGCTTATAACGTAGCCTACTGCTTACTATCTGCTTTGCCTTTTCAGTTACTTGGTTTGCTTCATCTATAAAGGCTGCTGTAATTTCTAACGAGCCTAAACTATCGAAGTTTTTATCTGAAGGGTACAGAAATAAATCCTTTAGTATTATTTCGCTACCGTTGCTAAAAGTAACTATATTACTACTGCCGTTAAAAGTGTAGTCTACGTTAGCTTGTAATCCAAACTGTTTACATACGTCAAAGAAAGTATTAAGGGTAGTTTTCTTTAGACTGTCTAGCTTACTCCTACCCATTAGACAGCGTATACCACTATAGCTAGTGCAAAGGTATATAAGAAAAACTGCACCTAAATAAGACTTACCACCTCCTGCACTACCGCCGAATAAAACCTCTGTAGTTACTTTGTCGCTTAAATACTTTAACGCTTGCCCTTGCTTCTTTGTTAGCCTAGTCTTCGTCAATGTCTATTTGTATATTGATAGGTCTAGCACCGCCACTTAACTCGTGTTCTTGGCGCTCTATATATCCGCGCCTTTTACCTTTAGTCTTTAAGTAGAATACTGTAGCCTGCGTGCTACCCTTTTTGATTTGCTTATGTAGCTGGCTTTCTGCAAAGTCTATAGCTACGTCTTCTATACTTTTAACCGCAGCTTTATAGTCTTCGTCTTGCTCTAACCAGTTGTAATGCGTCTTACGTTCTATACCTACTATCTTACAAGCTGTAGTAACTACGCCTAGCGACTGTTCTAACGCTTCTAACATAGCTACTTTACCTTTTACTGTTCTATCTTGCATTGTGTGTATTTTTGTGTATTACTTACCGCACAAAGCGCATACTACTTTTTCTTCTTTACTTTCTTCTGTAGTGTCTTCGTGTGCTATTATATCGTCTTCATTTTGCCATACGTCTAAACCCCAGTCTTCAAGGTCTACGCTATCCCATTCGTTAGCTAGCATATCAAAATCCCAATCGCCAAAACTTAAATTATCTTTAATAATAAACTCCTGGGCTTGTCGCTCTGTTAAGTCTTCTGCTTTTATTATAGGCACTTCTGTAAAGCCTAATTCTACAATTGCTTTATAACGCATATTACCGCCTAGCACTATATAGCTTTCGTTTACTATTATAGGCCGTAGCTTAAGCATTTCAGGAAACTCTTGTATAGACTTCTTTAGCTTTTCGAATTTAGCCTTGTTTACTATTCTAGGGTTTTCCTTGTTAGGGTATATACTACTAATAGGTACTACTTGTATTTTCATATACTAGGTTTGCTTCTGTTTCTTTGTCTGCGTTTATTCTATTTAGTTCAAAGTGCAAATGGTCTATAGCCTTGCGTATGTCTTCTTCTTTGCTGTCTACACTTTTGCCGTTTATGTATACCTTACGTCCTGCACGCATTAAGTAAGTTAGTGCCGTTCCTATATTATAGCTATCTGCCTGGAAGTCTTCTACTACTTTGCTTGCTTCGTATTTATGTGTTTTTCCTATATAGTATTTAGGTGCTGCCATTTTCTATAATTTGTTTAATTCCTTTATATACTGCGTTTAAGCACGCGCTACAGTTTGAGTTAGTTCTATAGTTTTGTTTATATATTTTGTTATACAGCGTTATTATACGCGCCTTGTCTTCGTGTGTTTTACAGTTGCCTTTAGGGCAGTTAGCCCAAGCCTTTAATACTTCTTCGTATGTTGCATTGTCTAGCACCATATTACTACTATATTACTTATAGTTTTATCTTCTACCATTTTCCTTTCGGACAGTTTTCGCTTTTCCAAGAAGCCTTCGTAGCAATAGGGCAACCGCAAACATTACAGCTATTATCGTCGTGGTCGTAAAAATCACAACGGCTACAAGTATGGACGCGGTCATTATATATAGTTTGCTCGGTCTTTTCGAAGTCATCTTTAGCGTGCTTATAACTTGCCTTCAGGAGGTTGTAAGCCTTTACCATTAAGTTTGGTTTTGTCATTTCTTTGTAGTTTTATTATTCCGAAAGGATCGTAGTCGTCGTGTAGTATTATATCTATGTCTACAAATTCAAAATTATCTAACGGCGCTCTGTATTCTAGTTCGCCTTCTTCGTTGTAAAACTCTATGCAAGGTATATCGTAATCTATAAGCCTTGCTAGTTCTTTATATATCATTTCTTACTTCTTTTAACCTACGACGTACGTAACGTTTTACGCCTTTTATCGTAGTATATATAGACATACGGCTTATTTTTGTGTGTTGGCTTAATGTGCTGTATGTATACTTTTTGTCTTTATGCTTGCCAAGCACGTATAGCTTAAATAGTTCGCGCTCGTACCAGTATAACTCGCCTAGTATATTGTGTATTAAGTCGCTGTCTTCTATATCCGTATTAAAATATAAGTTTATAGCGTCTTGTTTTTTAGTTATACCTAGCTTGCCGCTTGTGTATTCTATACGTTCTACAGGCTTTCTATATTTATAGTGGTACTTGCTAGTCTTACTGTAGTAGTTATTTTTACACAGCCTTATAAAGTAGTATTTAATCTGCTTGTCTTCTATAAGTTGCTGTAACTTTTCGCTTGGTAGTTCTAATAGATATAAGAAAACTTCTTGCGTTA